AATCCGGTCAGGCCAGATGACGATCTCGCAAGCCGCGCGCGAGCGCGGCGAGGATCCCGACACGTTCCTCGCCGAGTGGAAGGCCGATGCCGAGAAGATCGACGCGCTCGGCCTGATCTTCGATTCCGATCCGCGCCACGTCACGGCGGTCGGCAACCCGGCGGCGCCAGCCGCATCCACCAATGGCGCAGCCCAGGGGGCCTGAATGTCTGAAATCCTCATCTATGGGATCGTCGGCGATAGCTGGGACGGTCTCGACGCGAAAACGCTCGTCCCGCTGATCTCCGCGGGATCGGATGACCTCGACGTCCGGATCAATTCGCCCGGCGGCTACGTCATGGAAGGTCTCGCCATCTTCAACGCGCTCGCCCGCGCAAAGCAGGGCGGCCGCAAGATTACCGTGCACATCGACGGCCTGGCCGCGTCGATGGCGTCGACGATCGCGATGGTCGGCGACGAGATCATCATGGCCGACAATTCTTTGATGATGATTCACAATCCCTGGGATTGCGCCTGCGGCGACGCGAAGGAGCTTCGCGCTGCTGCCGACCAGTTGGATCGCATTCGTGACCAGCTGGTCGGCATCTATTCCGGCCAGACGGGGCTCGCCGCCGAAGACCTCATTTCCATGCTCGATGCCGAGACGTGGATGACGGCGACCGAGGCCCTCGCTCAAAACTTCATCACGTCGATCAGCAGCGCGATCACCGCGTCGGCCGCGATCAACGTCAAAGCATTCGGGTTCCGCAAGGCCCCCGATAGCCCGCTCATCACCACGTCGGCGATGGCGAGCGCACACCGGACGGCACCCGCCGCTCCCCTACCCAACCAGGAGACGACTATGTCCGAGCAGGACAAAAAGCCGGCGGGCGAGCAGAAGCCGGCCGAGACCATCACCCCCGCAGATGCGCAGGCGCGTATCGATACCGCGGTCGCATCCGAGCGTGCCCGCGTCGGCGGCATCCGCGCGCTTGGCACGAAGCACGGCATGACGAACGAGTTCGTCGACGAGCTCGTGAACGGCGACACCACGCTCGCCGTCGCGCGCGAGAAGATCCTCGACAAGCTCGCCGAGGGCGGTGACGCGGCCAACGTCGGCCACAACAGCCCGGCGCGCGTGACCGTCGATCAGCGCGAGAAGTTTCGGGAGGGCGCCACCAACTGGCTGCTCGTCAAGGCGGGCGTCGCCCATCTCGTCGAGAAGGCAGCGGCCCTGCGCGGCGAAACCGTAAAGATCGATCCAGGCGAGTTCCGCGGCGTGCGCAACGTCGATCTGGCGCGCGAGTCGCTCGCCAACATCGGCATGAACGTCACGTCGCGCGATCCCGACGCGATCGTTCGCGAGGCGATGAGCCCGCGCGCAGCCGTGATCACGCAAACGACCAGCGACTTCCCAGTCCTGTTCGAGAACGCGATCCACCGGACGCTTCAGGCCGCCTATGCCACGACGCCGGATACGTGGTCGCGCTTTGCCGGCACCGGCACCGTGACCGACTTCCGTCTGCACACCCGCTACCTGCGCGGCACTTTCGGTGCGCTGGACCAGGTCAACGAGGCCGGCGAGTTCAAGGACAAGCCGATCCCCGATCTGGCGAAGGAGCTGATTAAGGCGAAGACCGTCGGCAACATGATCAACCTGTCGCGGCAGATGATCGTGAACGACGACATGGACATCTTCTCGGGCCTCGCAGTCGACCTCGGTCGCGCTGCCAAGCTCACCATCGAGATCGACGTCTATGCGCTGCTGAACAGCAACCCGCTGATGAACGACGGCTTCGCGCTTTTCTCGTCGCAGCACGGCAATCTCGCCGCTGCCGGCGCGATCCCGAGTGTCGCATCGTTCGACGCGATCGACGTCGCCATGGCGTCGCAGAAGGATCTCTCGGGCAACGAGTATCTGGAGATCTCGCCGAACACGCTGCTCGTACCGCGCGGCCTGCGCGGTGCGGCAGTGACGATCAACGGCAGCGAGTATGACCCCGATGCCGTGTCGAAGCTGCAGAAGCCCAACATCGTGAAGGGCCTGTTCGCCGACATCGTTGCCAGCAAGCGCCTCGCCGGCACCGCATACTATGCGTTCGCCGATCCGAACGTCGCGCCGGCAATCGAGGTGGTGTTCCTCAACGGCGTCACCGAGCCGTTCACCGACAGCCAGGACGGCTGGCGCGTGGATGGCGTCGAGTGGAAGGTCCGCCACGATTACGGCGTCGGCGCCGTGAACTGGCGCTCCGCGTACAAGCAGCCGGGCGCCTGATCGCCGCCCTTTGACGGATGAGGGGCGCGGCCCGTGCCGCCCCCTCCATTCTGGAGATACCCGATGAAATTCCTGAGCCTCCTGACTTCCGCCTATGTCGGCGGCAGTCTTCGGCACCCCCACGAGGGTGTGCTGCATGTCGACGACAACGAAGCCGACAAGCTCGTCGCCGACGGAGTCGCGACCGACGTGTCCGACGACTTCACCGCCAAGCAGGACAAAGCCGCGCCCGTCGAGACGAACACCGCAACCGGTGGGACGGCGGACGCTTCTGAGCCTGTGAACCCGCATCAGGCCGAGGTCGCCCCGCAGGCGGCTGAGACCGAAGCCAAGCCGACGCGCCGCAAGGCCGCGGCAGACAAGGAGTAAGCCGAGATGGCACGCAACTACGTCCAGCAGGGTCAGACCCTGACCCTCATCGCCCCGCGCACCGTCGCGTCGGGTTCGGGCATCCTCGCCGGTGCGATCTTTGCCGTCGCCCTTGCCGATGCCGCGGCCGGCCAGCCCGTCGAAGCTCGTCGCGTCGAAGTGTTCGACCTCGCGAAGGCGACGGGCGCGTGGACCCAGGGCCAAAAGGTCTATTGGGACAACACCGCGTTCAACGTCACCACCACGGCCACCAACAACACGCTGATCGGCGCCGCGACGCAGGCGCAGGCCAGCGCCGACACCGTCGGCCGAGTGCTGTTGACCGGTCAGGTCGCCTAACACCGGGGCTCCGCTACCTCCCTTTGCCCGGTGCACCTGGGCGGCGTGACCGTGTTGCGCCGCCCCCCTTTGCTGGAGATCAGCGATGAAGAAGATCACACTCTTCGGTCCGACCATCGTCGCCGGAGCGGTGCGGCATCCCTTCGAGGGGCCGCTGACCGTATCGAACAAGGAAGCCAGCCGGCTCGTGCTTGCTGGCGTTCTGGCCGGTGAGCCCGAAGATGCAGACGGCGACCATGATGACGATGCAGAGCCGACCGGCGATGGCCTCGATGCCATGCTCGTCGACGACCTGAAGGCGCTCGCCGCGAAGGAGACCGTCGACCTGACCGGCATCAGCCGCAAGGACGACATCGTCGCCGCGATCCGTGCGCACCGTACCGCGAACCCTGCCTGATATGGTCGACCCGTTCGCCCTTGCTCTCGACGCGCTGTTCTACGCGCCGGGGTCATCGGATGCGGTCTATCAGGCTGCAGGCGGATTACCCGTCCCTGTCCGCGTGATTCGCTCCGCTCCGGACCGTGAGACACGGTTTGGCGGCGGGCGCGTTCTCGACAATGCTGGGACGATCCTCGAGCTTCGCCGCTCCGACGTGCCGAACCCCGCCGATGGCGACACCGTCTTGATCGGAGACGAGAAATTCCGGCTGTTCGGCGACCCGGTGCTAGACCTCGAGCGGATCGGCTGGACCTGCGGCGCGAACCTAGCCTGATATGAAGATCGACGTCGGGCTGCCCGACTTCACCGCCATCATGCGGGACGTCGAAGGGGGCATCGCCAAGGCGGCAACCACGGCGATGAGGGAAACATCGAAGCCCGCGGTGCTCGAGTTGCGTGAACAGGTAACGTCGAACGGCTTGGGCCAGCGACTCGCGAACACCTGGCGCGATCGGGTCTACCCCGAGAAGCGCGAAAGCATGACGCCCTCGGGCTACATCTGGTCGAACGCGCCGGAGATCGTCGACAGCTTCGTACGAGGCGCGACGATCCAGCCCGTCGGAGGCGGCAAATATCTGTGGATCCCGTCGAAGAACGTCCCTCGCGCTCGCGGGCGAAGTCGGGCGACATCGACCAAGCGCATGACGCCCGACGAGGTCCAGGCAGAATTCAACCAGGAGTTCGTCATCCTGAAGGGCCGCTCTGGTCGGCTGCTCGCATTCCTCGCCCGCGATCGCGGCGCGACGAAGAGCGGAGGGCTTCGAAAGGCGCGCAAGGGTCGGATGGCTCGCGGGAATCAGGAGCTCACCCTTATGTTCACGCTCGTTCGTTCGGTTCGGCTTCCGAAGCTGCTGGACCTCAAAAAACCAGCGGATCGCTGGGGCGACGCGTTCGTCTCGGCATTCGAGCGGCGGCTGGCTGACTGATGTCCAAGCGGCTCGATGTCCTGTTGGCGGTGAAACAGCTTGTCGAGGCCGCTCTGCCCGGTGCGCGGGTGCTTGGTCTCGACGGCGCCGAGGCCCCGCCCGCCATCATTCCGGCGGCCGGCATGGTCGTGGTGCGGACGGGCGATCCGGGCGAGGCGGAATACACCTTCAGCCCCCTCACCTACTTCTACGATCACCGGATCCCGATCGAGGTCTCGGCGCTGAAGGGCTCGGAGCTCACCAGCGAGCAGGCCCTCGACGTCATGCTGATCGCGATCGGCCAGGCGGTCGCCGATGATCGCTCGCTGGGCGGCCTGTGTGACTGGCTCGAAACGACGTCGGCCGCGACCGAAGACATCTATCCCGACGGTGGCGGCCAGCCTCCCCGCGGCGCCGACCTCATGATCATCGCGTCCTATTCGACGCCCAACCCCCTCGCCTGAAGGAGAACGACCATGGGTAGAGCCCGCGGCCAGAATGCTGTGATGAACCTCGCCTTCGAGACGGCATACGGCGTCCCACCTGCTGCCAATTACCGGCAGTTGCCGTTCGTGTCGTCGCAGCTGGGCGCCGAGCAGGCGCTGATCGAAAGCGATCTGCTCGGTCGGGGCCGTACCCCGTCAGATCCGACCTATGACGTCGTGACCAATGATGGCGATGTCGTTGTGCCGCTCGACAGCCGCGCCTTCGGCTATTGGCTGCGGCTTCTGCTCGGGCCTGCGGCGTCGACCCCCAACGACGCGTATTTCAGCCACGTGTTCAGTTCGGGCGCCGCCTCGCTCGCGACCGCATCGATCGAGATCGGCCATCCCGATCGGCCCTCGTTCAGCACGAACTATGGCGTCGGCGCCAACACGCTGCAGATCTCGATGCAGCGTAGCGGTCTGTCGTCTGCCACCATCGGCCTGATCGCCAAGGGTGAGACGGTCCCGTCTCTCACCTCCAACGCGGGTACGCCGGAAGTACTGACCGGGATCGACCGCTTTGCGTCCGCGTCCGGATCGATCATGATCGACAACGCCGTCATCGGCGAGGTGACGGCCGCGCAGCTGTCGTTCTCGAATGGCCTCGACAAGGATGAGACGATCCGCGCCGACGGCGAGATCAACGCGATCGACGCGGGTATGCCCACCCTCAGCCTGTCGCTGACGACCAAATTCGCCGACCTCACCCTCTATAACAAGGCGACCGCGCAGACGCCGGTCGCGGTGACGCTGTCGTGGGCGAGCCCCAGAGGCCCGACGCTGGTGATCGTGCTCAGCCGGCTTTTTCTGCCGCGCTCTAAGCGGCCCATCACCGGGCCTGGAGGGATCATGGCCGAATTCCGCGGCATCGGCAGTTCGGCGGCCAACACGCCGGCGCTGGCCGTTTATCTGAAGAACGAAGTGACGAGTTACGCCTGATGCTCATCGCGCAGAAGCCGCAGGTCGAGGCGGCGTGGACGCCGGTCATGGGGGCGAGCGTACTATTCGCCCCCATCACGCGGCCGATGCTGCGCCGCGCGCGCCGCGCCGCGCTGGAGTCGCTCGGCGTCGCTGGGGCAGAGGGTGGCGAGACGGCATCGGTCGCCGAGCAGATGGAAGAACTGGGTGATGCCCTCAGCTACGCGCTGATCGTCGCTGGCGCGCAGGATTGGACTGATGTCGGCCGCGCTCTGCTCGACGATGACGGCGCGGCAATCCTCGATGCTGACGACGAGCCGACCTTCGAGGCATTGCCGTTCACGGCCGAAAACCTCAGCACGGTCCTGGCCGATGCTCTCGCATTCGAGGCGTTCGATGCCGCCTATGTGATCCCCTATGTGCAGCGCGAGCGCGAGCGTGCCGCGCCGGGAAAAGGATCGTCGCCCTCGCAGGATGGCATTTCGACGCAGGCGACGGGGGAGCCGACTATTGCCGGCTCACCTGCTCCGCTGGCGAAGGCGACCGATGCAGCGAATGCCCCTACGTCCTTCACGAGGCGGAAACGGAAGCTGAAGAAGCCGTCTGGGACGTCCTGAGCGGCTGCGACCGCCAGTTGCGTGTCGGCGGAGCAGGCCAGCCCTTCGCGCTCGATTTCGGCGCCGTCATGACGATGGGCCAGGCCCTCGGCGTCGACCTCCAGTTGCTTGCTGACGTGCTTCCATCTGTCGAAGCCGTGATCGTCAATCGCCTCGCCGAGGCCTCCGAAGGGGAATAGCATGGCAAACCCAGCTTCAATTCGCCTCGGCACGACCGGGAAGGCACAGGTCAAAGCCGACCTGACCGAGATCGGTACAACGGGCACGGCGTCTTTCAAGGCGATCGGCGATGCTGGTGACGCGCAAGCGAAGCGCTGGTCGCGGTCCTACGAGAATGCCGGCCGCGACGTCGAAGCAGCGCTGCAGCGGCAGCAGAATGCGGCCGCCAAGATCTCCGCCATCATGCCGCAGACCGCGGTCCAGATGCGCATCGCCGACACCAACAGCACCGGCTTCGGCCAGTATGAGGGCTCCGCGCGCTCTTCAGCCGCAGTGTTTGTGGCGCTTCAAGCCGAGCAGGAGAAGCTCGAGGCGCGCACGCGTTCGCTGGTGTCGGCGATCGATCCCGCATTCGCGGCGCAGCAGCGGTTCAACCGTGAAATCGGCGAAGCGCGCGCGCTGGTCAGCGCGGGCACGCTCTCGCTCGATCAATATGTCGCAAAATTGCGGTTGGAGCAGGAGGCGCTCGACGCCGTCGGGCGGACTGGCAAGCGGACCGGCACCGCCTTCGCCTCGGCCGCACCACAGATCCAAGATCTGTTCACCCAGATCAGCATGGGCGGCAACCCGGTCAACGCGCTTGTCGTGCAGGGCGGGCAGCTGGCCGGCCAGCTACAATATGCGGGTGGTAAGGCAGAGGCGTTCGCCAAGATCCTGATGGGGCCATGGGGGATCGCCGCGCAGGTTGCTCTGCTCGTGTTCTCGCCACTGTTGGGCAAGATGCTCGATTTCAGCGACGCGACGGACGATGCCATCGATAAGCTGAAGAAGGACGCCAAGGAGACCGAAACCACGCGAATTGCGAAGGAGCGATTTGCGAGGTCGGCAGAGGGCGTTGCCGCGTCAATCCGTGATCAGGCCGATGCGCTGGACACTGCGGCCAGGAGCGAGCGGTCCGCGGCCGAGCGGGCCAATATTCTCGCCAAGGAAAATCTCAAGCGCGAGATGTCGATCCGCGCGGTTACCGCAGCAATGCTCGATCAAGCGATCGCCCAAGAAAATGTCGACAAGACGCGAGCGCAAGGCACCGGCCAGCGCGGTGAGCTTGGCACGCTTGCGCTGACCGAATCGTCGGGCCGCGTGGCCGGCCTGCAGGCTCAGCTGAAGACGAACCAAGCAGCGATTGATGCGGCTAGGAAGAACCTGATGGGGACGCGCATCGACCTGTCCACTGAGGCTGCCGCGCGGCGCGCGGATCCGATGGCTCAGATCAAGAAGCAATATGACGACCAGGCCATCGCAGCCCGCAACGCCGCGCGCGCGCGGATCAAGGCCGGTGCGGATGTGGACGGTGCGCTAACGCGTGAACTTTCGACGATCGAGCGCAACCGGGCGGCGGCAGTCAAAGCTGAGCAGGATAAGCAGAAGGCTCGGGGCGAAACGTCGCGCCAATATGGCCGCGAGGTGACGTCGTCGCAGGCCTCCGCGATCGCGCGCGCAGCCGGCCTGCAGGTCAACAGCGCGGACCGGAGCACTGCCCGCCAGCAGCAGCTTTACGATGCCTGGGTCGCGCAGGGAAAGCCGAAGGAGAACCCGGTCGCCAGGCCCGGCACGAGCGCGCATGAACGCGGCAACGCCCTCGACATCCAGTTCGCAGCAGGCGTGACCTCCCAGAAGATCAAGGACGCATTCGCGGCCGAGGGCGTGCGTCTGACCAAGGTCTTTGCCGAAACCGGCCACTGGCATGTCGAATGGGCCCGGACTGCTGCTCAGCGCACCGCGGCGACCGATGCAGCGAAGGAGACACGGGACCTAGCAAAGGCGAACCGTGAGCTCGACAGCGACCTGGCCAGCGTCGTCAAACAGTTCGATCCCGCCCGCGCCGCGGCTGATGAGTATGCGGCGTCGCTCGCCAAGATTGCCGCGCTCCGCGGCGCGGGTAAGCTCACGCAAGGGCAGGCGAGCGAATATACCTATGCCCTGATGCAGGATCAGCAAGCGAAGGCTGACGAACGGCGTGCGGCCAGTTTCAAGACGATGTTCGGCGATATCGAGGACCCGTTCGCAGCAGCCAACGCGTCTCGCAATGATGAGCAGCAAGCGTCGATCGCTCTCTGGGACAACGAAAACAACCGCCGCCAGCAAGTTCAGCAAGAGGGCGTGCGCACGGTCGCCGGCCTCTACCGTAACCTGATGAGCGGAGGCACCCGGTCGATCTTCGACAGCTTCAGGGAGATGGGGATCAACGCGATCGCGGAGCTTGCTGCAAAGTGGACGATCAGCCAAATTGGCAAGCTGAGCGGCGCGGGTGGATTTATCGGCTCGATCGCGTCGCTCGTCAGCGGAAAGCCGAAGGTCGGTGCCAACGCGGCGGGCACCGAATACTGGAGCGGCGGCATGTCGCTCGTAGGCGAGAACGGGCCGGAACTGGTCTCCATGGCGCGCGGCGCGCGCGTGACCCCTGCGGCCGAAACACGGCGCATGCTGGCGAGCAATGGAAACGCCCGCTCAGGTCACACGATCATCATCAACGCCAACGATGCCGTCCTCGCCGAGACCGTCCGCAGCTGGGTTGCCGAGGGTATTGATATTGGCGCAGCCAGGGGCGCCGTGGGCGGCAGTGAGATGGCCGGGCGCAACCTGTCGCTCGCGCAGAGCCGGGCGCTCGCCTGATGCCGGTGCTTCTGCCGACCATTCGGCCACCCAAAACTGCCAACATGCGTCCTCTCGACTTTGGCGCATGGCAGACGCCGACCGGACCCGGCGCAGCGCAGCGCCTCGAGCGCCTTGGCAGCCGCTTCGCCCTCGATATCGTCACCGGCCAGTTGCGCTGGGTTGTGGACCGGCGGCCGTGGATCTCCGCCCTCCTGCGCGGGGTCAGTGACACCGTCGTCTATCCTATTCCTCAGCCCGGCCTGATCATCGGTCTCCCAGGCGACGTCCGCGTCAACGGCGCGGGCCAAGCGGGTCAGACCATCGTACTCGACGGGTTCACGCCCGGCTATATCGCGCAGGAAGGCCAGTTTTTCAGCATCCTCTCCGGCGGGCAGCGGTTCGTCTACGCAGTTACGATTCCGGTCATGGCGGATGGTGCTGGGAACGCAGCCGTCGAGATCTGGCCCCCGCTGCGCCGCAGCCCCTTGAACGATGCGCCGTGCGAATTCGCCATCCCCATGATCGAAGGAGCCCTGTCCGGTAACGAGAAGGGCTGGACCGACGAGCGCGCGCATACCGTGGGGCTTGCCCTGACGATCACGGAAGTCGAATAGCCATGGGCGAATTCACCTCTGCGATGCAGGCCGCGATGGCCGCGCGCGTCGTTCGCATCTTCGGCGCTGTCCAGATCGACTTTCCAGGCACACCCCTTCGACTGATCGACGGCCCGGGCGCGTTCGCCGCGGCGCCTTGGAATGCCTTCGTCGGGCGCGACCCGCTGTTCGGCACGATCGAGTCTATCGATAGCATTTCGGACGGTACCGGTGAGGACGCTCCCCAAATCAGCCTGACGCTGAATCCGTCGCGTGATGCTGCGGTCGCCCAGCTGGCGGCATCGGCAATGCAGGGCTGCCGCGTTCGCTGCTGGCTGGGCGTGGTATCGGCGGCGACCGGAATTGTCGTTCCAGAGCCTCTGCTTCTTTTCAACGGCAAGCTCGATGTCGCCACCATCAATTGGGGCAGTCGCAAGCGCACAGTCGATTACGACATCGTCAGCGAGTTTGATCGGTTCTTTGATCTTGAGGAAGGCATCCGGCTTTCGGACAGCCACCACCAGGACATCTGGCCTGGCGAGATCGGTCTCTCTTTCGTCACCGGCGTTGCCGAGACGATCCCATGGGGGACGAACAACCTTGGTTCGGTGGCGCTGAAATGAGATCGCCTCATGTCATCATTGCACGGGTCGACGCCGCGCAGGCGACGCTCGACCGGTTTAGGGATCAGCCCTTCGAATGGGGCCGATACGATTGCGCCAAGATGGTCGCCTTTCACCTCCGCAAGCTCGGGCACCAGATCGGCATCTCAAAGGCCGGTAGCTATAGCTCAGCGCTGGGCGCAAAGCGGGCGCTCCACCGTCTGGGTTGGCCAAGCCTCAGCCATGCCCTCGATGAGGTGCTGCACCTCGAGCGGATCGCTCCCGCCTTCATCGTCACCGGCGATATTCTGCAAATGCCGGGCGAGGGCCCGCTTGAGACCATGGCGATCGCGCTGGGTAACGGGCGCGCAATATCATACCATGAGGACGAAGTCGGTGCCGTGGTCGTTCAGCCGGTGGTCGCCGATATTATTGCCGCTTGGAGAGTCCAATGATTGCCGGTCAGGAGCGGACCACCCGAGCAGTTTCCCGCTAAGCATCGGTCTTGATTAATCGGCGCAAGCCAGGCGACCTTGCAGGATCGATGTCGAGACCAGCAGCTCGTCGGTGATCTGACATCCAGTGGCCTTCGTCACCGCGCGCCTCATGCGATCGCGGTTCGTCAGCGATTTGATTGCGATCAGGCTTTTCGAGGCGACTTCGACCTCGGATCCCCGAACGCGAACACGATAGGTTGATCCATCGATATGCACCTTCGTGGTGGTGGCGCGCGCCGGCTCGGCGCTGAGGCTGAGCATTGTGGCGATCACGGCAGTCAGCAGCATTTCGAATCACCTCGATATCCGTACAGCGGAGGGCTTGCCACATGGCAAAGGCATTGAGAACGGCGGCCCTTGTCGTCGGCGCAGTCGCCCTCGGCGTTGCAACAGCCGGTTTCGGTACGGCGTTGGTCGCTGGTGCCAGTCTGTCGGCGGCGGCGGCGGCGGCAAGCGCCGCCTCAATCGCAGGCCTTTCCGTAGCCGCCCTCGGTGTTATCGGGACCGGTTTGACCATCGGTGCTGGCCTGCTGACCAAGAAGCCAGAGGGCACAGCTGGCGGGTCTCAGACCGAGTTCAGCGCTGATCCACACGCGGGCGTTCCTTACCTGATGGGTCGGACCGGCACGGCCGGGAACATCGTTTTTCGCCGGGCGAGCGATGGGTGGTCGGCAAACACGCCGAACGATCTGCAGGATCTGATCACCGTCTTTTCCGGTGCCGGTCCGATCGACTCCTTCGAGCGGTTCACCTCGGACAAGGGGGTGATCAACTTCGACGGCGCGGGCAATGCGGTCGGAGAATTTCGCGACAAGATGTTTCAGCGCACCCAGCGCGGCCTATGCCCCGAACCTGCCGCGCTGACTGTGCAGGCAGGATCGTCGGCGCGGCCGAGCGGCTGGTCGACGTCGCACAAGCTCTCCGGGCTTGCCGCAGCCGTCTGGCGGCTTCGGTACGATAGCAAGCAGCGGTTCTTTCAGAACGGCGTGCCGGCACCGATGTGGGTGATCCGTGGCGTTCTGACCTACGATCCGCGGCTCGATTCGACATATCCGGGCGGCAGCGGCCCGCATCGCTATGACAACGAGGCCACATGGACGTGGTCGGAAAATCCGTACCTCCACGCCCTCAGCTGGTGCATCGGCCGTCACCAGAACGGTAAGCGCGTCATGGGCCTCGGCGCCAAGATCGACAGCATCATCATCGCCGACTTCGTCGAGGGCGCGAACATCGCCGATGCGAACGGGTGGAAGCTGGGCGGCGTGGTCTATTCCCGACCGGACACCAAGTGGAACGTCCTGAAGCAGATGCTTCAAGCGGGTGCTGGCGAGCCGCTGAAGACGGGCGCGCGGATCGGCTGTATGGTCAACGCGCCGCGCGTTTCCCTTGCGACCATCACGGAGGCGGACATCATCGGCGAGTCGAAGCTCGCGGCGATGCAGCCAATCCGCAGCAGGGTGAACACCGTCATCCCGCGGTATCGCTCCGAAGCGCACGAATGGGAGATCGTCCCAGCTGCCGCGATCCGCGTCCCCGCGCACATCGACGAAGATGGTGACGAGCGGTCGAAAGAGATCACCTATTCGCTTGTCCAGGATGCGAAACAGGCGGCGACCCTCGCCCGATACGACATCGAGAACACGCGCGAGCTCGGGCCGGGGACCTTCCCTCTCCTGCCCAAGTGGATCAACTACAAGGGCGGCGACTGCGTAACGATACAGCGTGGCGACCTGGCGCCGATCAAGGTGCTGATCCTTCGCCGAACGATCGAGCCGTCCACCCCAAAGGTGACGTTCGAAGTCCGCTCAGAGACTGACGGCAAGCATGCCTTCGCTCTGGGTCAGACTACGACCCCACCCCCCACGGCATCGGTCGGCGCATACGATCCAACCGTCGCCGGTCCGAACGCGGCCGACTGGACTGCAGCTGGTGGCGTCCTGACGTCGAACGGGACCAGCATCCCTGCGATAATCATCACCGGCGTTGTATCGAACGCGAGCGCTGATGCCGTGCTTTTCGACTATCGTCTGGCAGGCAGCGGTAGCGGCCCGGAGGTCGGGTGGAACACTGCCGGCACCGACAGCCCGTCCACAACGCGGAAGGAGATCACCAGCGTCGCCTCGGGCGCGAGCTACGAGGTCAGCGTCCGGTACCGCGTGCGCGGGATCATCGGCGACCGGCTCATCTTGCCTGTGGTTGCTGTGGGCATGCTGGCCGTCGACAGCGCGAGCGCGATACCCCTTAGCGCGGCCAGTGACCTCGAGGTGGTCGCGACGGGCTTGTCGAACGGCGTGACCGTCACCTGGCGCAATCCGCGGTCGCCAGCGTTCGGATATGCAGCGGTCTATCGTCGAAACGTGCCGGGCCTCAGCGGTGCCTCGCAGATCGGCACGAAGATCACGTCAGCGCTGGGGGCCGTAATGCAGGTGAGCGATAGCACTCCCACGCCCGGGCAGTGGTACTATTGGGTGCGGGTGTATGCCGACAACGGCACCGAGGGCCCGATTGCCGGGCCGTATCAGGTGACCGTCTGATGACCCCCGCCAGCGTCGCGGGCGCTCAAATCGGCGCCGATGGCCGGCTGAAGCCATTCGTCATCTCGGATGGCATCAACGGCTGGACGCCGATCCTCGCGGGCGATGCCGATGGCACGCGATCGCTTCTCAAGGTTGTCGATTGGACGGGCGGGAACGGAAGTAAGCCCGCAGCCGGGATGTACATTGGCTCGGCTGGGTACGTCTCCGCAAAGGCGCAAGCGTTCAATTTCAATCTTGCGAAACGCGTCGCTGCTTTCTCCGCGGTCACCAAGGCGGACGGGATCGCGAACGTCGCCTTCATCGGATACGCCGCGGCGCCGACTGCACTCGTGATCGGGGCGATACCGGCCATTCTCAACGGATCGTTGAAGGCTGAGATCGTTGCGGACTCCGTTTCCAAGACCGGGTGCCAGATCAAAGTGACGGCCGCTGCCCTGCTGACCGGCATCGTGACGGCGCTGGCGGGCGCGACCGTCACCGTTCTCACGATCGAAGCCTGACCAAGCCTCACCACACTCCTGCCCACCGCTGACTGCGGAAGGAATCACGCATGACTGCGACAGCCACGAGCAACTATATCGGCGAGGCGATGCGGTCGACGGCCGCGCTCGCGCCGCCCTCGCTTGCGGACAATCCGGGCCTGCTTGCCTGGAACCTATTCGTGATGACCGCGGCGATGTGCCTCGGCCTGATGATGGCGGGAAAGCAGGCGCGCCGGATATGGGCGTGCCGCGCCTTTGATCATCCGACCGACCCGGTGTCGCTCTACCGGATCATCGTCTTCCTCGCCGGTTGCGCAGTCGCGACCCGGGGCGGGGCGGAGGCGATCAGCCTATGGTCGTGGAGCTCGGGCGACGCGGAGACGATCGAGCGGGTCGCGGAACTCAAACGCTGGCTGGATCCGGTTTCCGTCGGCTTCGGCTTCACCTGGATGGCGCTGCATATTCTCGCCGAACCGATGCTTGAGTTCCAGCTGCGCAAGGCCCCCCTGCCCGTCGACATGTGGTCCCGGTGGCCGCAGCTGCGGCGCCCAATCGCGATCCTCGTCGTGAGCCTGTTGATGGCCACCGCTGCCGTCGGGCTGCGGTAATGCGAGAGGGGGCTATCGCTGCGGTGCCGGGCGTATCGGTACCGGTTATCTGGTCATTCCTGGGGTACAGTTTTCCGGCCGGGTCGATGATCGTCGGGCTTCTCGCGTGCCTCATGGTTCGGCTGTTCATCACGCTCGACACCCCCGGCCCGAAGCGCTGGGCGCTCGACGCGATCGTGACGGGAATCGCGATGCTCGTCACCGCGGTCTGGATCGCCGAGCAGCAGGTCAATCTGTTCGCCGCGCTGGGCACCGGGGGGGCACTCGGCGCGATCGGGACCGGCATCATTACCTTCTTCAAGCGGCGCGGACAGAGTGCGATCGACGCCCTCGATGCCGCGTTGCCGGGCAAGCCAGCGATACCCGCTGAGATGACGGCGACCCTGCGCGAGATGGACAAATAGGAATAACGGCCCGTCCCCAGGGTCAACCAAGGACGGGCCGGCCAAGGCACGTTGGGTGTGGCCCCTAGCGAACCGCTAGCGCGCAGTCGTCCAAATAGCTTCGTAGCAAAGCGAATGAGATTACGACGACATCAGGGCCGACGGTAGCTCTACCCGGCATGCTTTGCCGTCTCGCGATGATCTCGGGAGGCGCCCCGCATGTCCGTGTGACTGAAGCAAGCGGGGCGCTGAGATACTCAGTCTGGAGACGAAGACCTCAAAGACGTGAGTAAATTGCTTTGATTAAAAAAAGTGAAATATCCCGCCCGCCCGTATGACACCTCAGATGTCGCGGGC